CCGCCCTGAATAGTGCTTGTCTGCGGATACATGCCTTGGCCTTGCGGCGTGCTCATCCCCTGCACGGTCTGTCCGCTCTTACCCAGATTGCTCATCAACATGGCGATGGCCTTAACCTGGTTGTCGGACAAGGTAGCGGTCTGCCCTGATGGTGCTGCTCCCGGTGCTGCGCCCGACATACCCGGACTACTTGGCATGCCTGCTGTGCCTGTTGGTGCTGCTGATGTGCCTTGGCCCATTTCACTTCTCCTGATGTTTTGATGGCTTCGACCATGGGCCTGCCAACCATTGTTTGCGCGTCAATCCGTAGATAAACGCATCGTTGTCTTCACCGAATGCATCCTCCAGACGGGCCACGTAGCGGTGCCCCAGCTTTTCGTGCATCCCAATTGCTGCTTCGTTGTCCACTGAGACAGTGAAGTTGAAGCGTGTCTTTGCAGCGTGACGGAATACGAAGTCGTAGACCCTGAACGCGAAATCTCTGCTGAACCAGCGTCGTGTCCCGTCGCTTGCGATGTTCCCTTCGCATGCGAAGGGACTCCATCTGTTGATCGCGACAACTGCTAGAATTTCTGGATCGCGCCCTTCGTGGAACAAGACGTGTGCGATTGTTCGGCAGTCGTTTGCGTCGAACTCGCCTATGTCGCCACCAATACGCTCACGCATCCACTTCAAGAACAGTGGCGCATACTGTTGATCGGTAACGATCACTCGTTTACTTGTCATACGAACGCACCGCCCGGGGCGACCATCAAGTCTGTCGCACTCCAAAGTGTCTCGGTCGTCGCACTAACTGAAATCGTGACCGCGATGTAAGAAGCCGGATAAGCCGCAACGCCAGTCCATCGGTTGACTGTTGTGAGACTGCCCACCCAAGTCGCGTTCGGGTCGTCCCATCTGGCGGCATCCCAGACAGCGCCGCTTGCCGGGTTAAGGGTTGCGCTACCGACGATTGGTGTCAGGTTGAAGTCTGTATTGACGCCGACAAGAATGCTCGGAGCAGAGCTGCCCGTTACGATGAAAGGCTTGACCATTTTCACGTGCTTGACCAATGCGCCGCCGAAGGCGCTATCAAGCGTCGTGAAGGCTGTCATGGCGGTCGCAACGATGTTGTCGCCACCCGTGCCGTTGATGTCAGCGCCGTCCTTGTAGCCGATGAAGGCCAGTGCAACGAAGTCAGTACCGCCGAAGTAGAACGTGTCGTTGAACAATCCGTAACACTGCGCCGGCCAGCCTGTAAACTGGGTCCAGCCCTTTGTGATCGTGTCGAAGCAAAACTGGAAATTGTTCTTTTGAACGCTCTGGGGAATGTTCAGGAGCATCACGTTTGCGCCTGGGTACACTGCGGCTTCAAAGCCAGGGGTGTTGGACAGTGCAGCAACAAGATTGCTGATGGTTGGCGAAATCTTGTACGTGAATGCGGAAGTGTTTTCTACTCGTGCGCTTTGTAGGTAACGGCTCATCGGGTACAGGCCGTCTTGCGTCAACACGAGCAGATCACCGCCGTACTGCGTCGTGCAACGTCGACCAACTGGCGAACCGATCTTGTAAGTGCCCATCAGATTCCAGGTCGTGGCGGAGCTGGGACTTGTGCCTTGGAATACGGCGACATCGCCCTTGTCTGAGAGCGCGACCAACATTGCTGATGTACCGCTTGAACCGCCACTGTCCGTTGTCCATGTGGCGAGCTTGAACAGCTTGCCACCAGTAGGGAAGAACGGGCCGAAGTCGAACGGGTAAAGCTTGCCGCCCACCGAGCCGATGTCGCAGTAGTAGGCTTTAGTGGTGTTGTTGGCCACGAACCAAAGACTCTGCTGGTGCAGCACGACATCAACGAAGTTGTTGATGCTGACCGTCGTACCGTTGTTGTCGTTGATGGCGAATTGACCAACGCCCGCGGGGCTGGCTACCTGCGTGCCTGTAATCCAGTTGGACCCGTCGAAGAAGCGCGGTGCGTCAGCACCGTTGACTGTTACCAGAATGCTGCTCGATGCAGTCGTGTAGGTCTGAACGACACTCTGCCAGTAGGTATTGATTGTGCTGAGGCCCGAGACAACGGGAGCGCCAACGGCTCCGCCATTGGTCACATCGTAGATACCGCCGCCCGATACAGCGAACAGCCTGTTTGATCCGCTGTTACGTGAGTGATAGCTCAGCAAGCTCGTGCAGGAGCCGGGTAAGCCAGTTGCCCACTTGCGGTAGCCTTGGCGCACGGCCAAGCCCTGATTTGTCGCGACGAAATTCTGAATGCTCAAGCCGTAGTTCGGCTCCATCGCATCGAGGGGATCGAGTGTGTTGATGCCTTGGTACGGAGCAGGCATGCGCGTCGTGATCGCGCTACGCTGCTGCGATTTGAACGAGAATCGCGACATTAGGCAGCGCCCCCAAAGCCGGTGTCTGGAATGTTCGCAGTCGAGAGCATTGGAACGCCCGCGCTACTGCCTGCGATGTTCAAGCGGCGTGTTGGGGTATCTGCCCCCTTCGCGTATTCCAGAGCACGAGCGTAGTCCACCAAGGCGACGGTCGTATCCATGCCCACAGACGCGAGCCACTTCAGCTTAACGCCGTAGATCACGCAACGGTGATCGAAGCGGATGATGTCACTGTCTTGTTGTAGTTCAGTCTGCGGGACGCCACCGTTGCTGGTGCAGTACGAGTTGCTGACGTACTCGTAGCTGAGGGTGTACGGCGTAGTGCCGGGGACTGGGTACAGGTGCAACTTACCGCCGAATACGCGGTAACGCTCAAACGGGCTGGCTGGGAGGTTCGACACCTTAATCTGCGCCCATTCGATTGCGGTAAGTGGGCCTTGCACCGGCCAACGGCTGTTCTGGTCGAAGAACGTACCGCTTACAAAGCGTTCTTCGTCGGATGGGAACGGGTATGCCTCAACGCCGCTTGTTGTCGTGAACGAGTAGCTTGTTCGAAGTGCTTGCCAGTCGTATTCGCGAAGCAGGTCATCGCAAGTCGCACGTACCAGCGCAAGCAGCTTCTGAACGTTGGTGTCGGTGGACGACACAACGGTTGTGGGCGTTGGAAATCCGAGTTCACTTGTCACTAGCTGAACGATGTTTAAAAGGGTCTTCTGGGCCATGTTTGTTGCGTCGTCTCCTTGACGCTCTATTTAGCTGCCGTTGCCGCCTTCACTTGGCTTAGCTTTCTTGCTGTCCTTTGCAGCCAGCGCTTCGGCAAGCATTGCGGCCATGCGGTCTTCAAGCGCTCGCATTTCTGCTTTGTGACGTTCTGCTTGTTCGTCCATCTGGGCACGAACAACAGCGGCGTTCTTGTCTTTGGTGTCGTCAAGGAACTGCTGTGCTTTGTGCTTCATCGCGTAGAAGCCGCGCAATACACCGCTTGATGTGTCCGACAGAGTTGCAAGCTGTTCGACTGTGCGAATGCCTTGATGCTTCAACTCGGCTACTTGTGACGGTTGCAGACCCGGCCACATCTGCAATGGGGTGCCGACAACGGACGCCTCTTGGCCGCGTTTGTACGCTTCGTACTCATGCGGAAAGCGCCAGATGTAGAAGTCGGAAACTGGTGTGTGAACGATCAGATCGCGGTTGCCTGGGATAGTGATCGTGATGAAGTCCATGTCTACGTACTTCGGGACGCCGCCTGCGTAGTAGGTCTCGCGTTTTGAAAAAACTGGCTCGGCGCTGAACTTGACGTTGAGTTTCGTGTCTTCGCCGATGTCTTGGTGCTGCATGAAGCGGCCTGTTCGCGGATCACGAATGCCGCGTGATTCGTCGTCTGCAAAGCGGTGTGTACCACCCTGATTAGCAATCGCTACGTCGAGGTTGATGTCGTTGTTGATGTGGTTTGAATTCATTAATCTCTCCTGCCGTGAACGGTGCGAGTTGCGCTTGTTATCGCGGCTCACCGAACTGGTGGCAAAGCTGCATGGCGTGATTGCCTTGCTCGCCTATTTACCTTTCGCCCAAACGCAAAAAGCTCCCGAAGGAGCTTTCTGTAAACAAGTCACTGATTAGGTGTTCGAGTAGATACCCGAGAACTGCGGACCTGACATGGTCAAGTTACCTGCCCAGACCAAAGTCTTGACAGTGCTGTCTTGGTTCACTGCGGACTTGTCGTCCAGAGCGACCATGTTGCGATCCTTGTGGGAACGCCATTTCATGAAGTCAGTGTTCAGGAAGTACGCGGTTTGCGCGCCGATACCCGAAGCGTTGGTGTCAAAGACAACCGGAATGCCTTGAAATTGCAGCGTCTGGAAGCCCGCGTTACCCATCGTCGCATCCGAGATACGCTGCATGGATTGCAGGCCCGATTCGTACAGTGCGTAGATCGCTGGCGACGCCAGGATGACCTTTGGTTTATCAGTACCACGAGTCATCGACAAGATGAACTGGTTCCATTGCGAGATCAGTGCTGCGCCGGTGGTTGCAACGCCCGAACCATCGACAGAAGCTTGGTACTTCTTGTTCTGCCAGAAGGTGTTAGTTGCGCGGCTGATGCCGCCGTAAGTACCAACGGTGTTAGCCAGCGGAATAGCTGCGCCCAGACCGGTGATGTTCTTACCGCTGTTACCAGTGCCATCCAGATAAAAGTGACGGTTCAGCAAATTTGACATGGTCGATTCGGCGACTTTGACGCGGGCTTCGACCAAGTCCAGTAGTGCTTCTTTACCGCTGTTGATCAGCGTTTCACGACCCGAGAAGGTCACTGGAACCGCATACTGCGAGAACGAGTACTGGGCCGCTGAAATCACGTCTGCTGCTGCGGTTGGCAGCACATCGTAGCCGCTGTACGAACCGCCGTTGCCGTTTTCGGCAAACGACAGGTTTTCGTTGATGTAAGTACCGCCGTCGAAAGTGGAAATACCACCAGACTTCTTCATTGCCAACAGTGCGGCGTTGTGTTGTGTGACGTTATCGGCGATGTCCTTTGAACGGAACTCGATTGTGGTCGCGGCGAGGTCACTAAGGTTTGGGAAACTCATTGTTATTTTTATCCTTAAGAGGCTTGCGATCGTTTCTTATCGAGGTCTTTACCCACCGCTGCCGGGTGCGACTACATCTGTTGTTCCGCTGTTGCTGGTATCTGCCGGTTGCGCTGCCGGAGTACTCGCATCAGTAGTTGAATCAGCTTGCGTTGCTGGCCCTTGGCCTTGTGTATCGACACCCGTTGCAAACTCGATGTGTGAAGTCAATCTGGAATCGACGACTGGCACTTCGGCGCCTCGGGCCACGATCAAGGAGAAAAGCGAAACGGTCATTTGGTCAATTCTCCTGTCGTGGATTTGTGTTGTTTCTATTTAGCAAAGCGAGAGCCCTTCGTTCACCCTGCTGGGTTAAAATGCATAACGAACTTCGCAAGAATCTCAAACCAGTTAACACATACCTCTAATGCATTCAAACGTTATCCGAGCAGCCAAGAAGCTTCGACGCTCTATGGACCTGCTTGAGTACAGGCGTATTAACTGGAGGGTTGTAGCAAGTCCTCGTATTCAATCGGAATTCGAGTCCTTAACTGCTAGCGCGAGGGCCGCAGGCTTCCCATTCGATCTTCGGGTTGACCATGACGAAACCCCGAACGAAGAAGTCATAAT